AGAAGATCAGTTTAGATAAATTTATTGGTTTGTTTATACCAGAAGAAGAAAACTATGGTACTATACTTGATGATATGACTATCGAAGGAAAGATATATGTGAGTAGACCGGTTTTAGAATGGTTTGGATACAAAGGTGAATATAAGGTGCAAAAACAAAATTTTATAAAAATGCTTCGAAGAAACAACATTTCTTTCAACGAATTGACCCAAAAAGATAAAGAAATAAAGTTATATCCGACTATTCAAGAAGAACTTCAATTGCTTCCATCCAACGTTAAACATTCAAAGTTTTTGATTATGGAACCGAATGACCTTAAAATGGCTATCATGCAACTTAAGACAAAGAATGGTCACATCATCCGCCAATACTACATTGACCTTGAAGAGCTCCTTAAGTTGTACGTTGAATATACGCTTTACTACAACCACAGAGAGTCTCAAAGAAAAATAACTGGTCTGGAACAAAAAATCGACGAGATGACACAATACATGCGTTCTCTTGGTATCGGTCTTGAGGAAGTCAAAGATCAGAATGAAACTCTTATAGACCAAAATGAAGGGTTACTCGATAGCAACAAAGGACTCAAGAAAGAGGTTAAAAAGGTTCAGCGTAAATTGGGTATCGCGGTCGAAGATCGAGCACCTCTTCCTGAAGATCATGGTCCGAAGGACCATGATCGAGATCCGGCAAAGCCGGATCGAGATGAAGACATACAAAGGGAGGTTTGTCCTACTCAAGAGAAATGACGATGAACACTATCCATACTATACCATTCGAGCCCAACATGGTTATACTGAACGTAGAATCAAGACACAAAGACTTCTCTTCCCCAAACTTGAAATTTTACTTGATTTTAAAGCTAACCCCAACTCTAAAACCCTCTACAACCGAATTAAGAAGGAACTCAAGGCTAAAAACGTTTCTTCAATGGTAACAATTATTGACCTGGACGAGTCGAATGTTACCCAAGAAGAACTAATGGAAGAAATGAAGGTCATCAATGACCTGAAATATAAAGTTTAAAAATAATGGTTGATTTTTAGCCCTTTTATACCTTTCAGGTATAAAAGGTACTTGTGTGCTCATCAAAAGCATAAAAAATTTATTTCTTTCGGTAAACCTCTTCAAGGTACTCAATCATACCAAGAGTATCTTTCCTCAAACTATTGGTTGTATCCCCCATAAAATTTTCTTCAACAACAGTATTTATAACATTGGCAAAATTTGACGTTGTATTGCATCCAAACCGTTTAAAGGCTTCTTCCACCTCTTCTTTGGAAAAATACTTTGACTTTCCATTGCAATTGGATGGGTGCTTGCAATATTCCAAAATTTCCAAAAATTTATTCATATCTTTATTATACTGTGTTATCTTCTTTGTAAGTCGACTGACTCGCACACATTCACACCGTACACATTTTACTCATATAATAAATGGCTAATAAGTGTGCTACATGGCATTCTCAACCTCTTGTGAATCCACTCACAAACAGGAAGATAAAAAAAAATGGACCAAAGTATAAAGAGTTGGAGAACGAGTGTGGTCCACCACCTTCAAGATCAAGAAGGTCTCCATCACCTTCAAGAAGATCAAATACATCAAGAAGGTCTCCATCACCTTCAAGAAGATCAAATACATCAAGAAGGTCTCCATCACCTTCAAGAAGATCAAATACATCAAGAAGGTCTCCATCACCTTCAAGAAGATCAAATACATCAAGAAGGTCAACAAGTCCACAACGACCAAGAGAATTGTATTGTGGTAACAATGCTCGAGATGAAGGATTAAGAAATGGGTCTAAAGTATTAGGTACAAGGTACCAGTGTTTAAAAAAAGGCGTTGGAAGAGGTCTAAATGAACCTATTTTCAGTTATAGCGATGAATACGAACCAATCGAACAAGTAAAAGTGTTTTGTGGTAATGGCACAATTCTACCACGAGACAAAGATAGATTTGGTACTCGAGACGAATGTCTTAGAAAAGGTTTCGGCGTAGGACAAAAACAAAAATATACTCGAGATGGTGGAATTCAGCGAGGACCTGTCGTCTCAGAAGATAGAGGTTGGTACAAGGTCTATTTACCATCTGCTTTAGGGCCAGTTGCTTTGGGTGGTGTTGGTAGACGATAAATTTTTTTTATTTTATAACGGTATAATAAAAAGGAAATGTCTCTTATAAATATTTTTGATTTCATAAAAAACCATGATTTGGCTTTTGATGTCACGTCTGATTGATTTCAAGATTTGTGGTACCCTTTATCCAAATTTAACCCCCCCCACTGGGGGTTAAAAAGGTCAATTTTCAACCTAAAACTATGCCAATAATTGTCGCCTCCAATTTGTTGGAGTGGATGGGATTCAAGGGCGAAATTCATCAGACAAACAAGAACGTTTTTCAAGGATTCTTAGAAGCCATGATATTTTATACGAAGAAATTGGTTATCAACATCCTTTAGCTATCGAGTATCCATGTGTTCAAAAAGAGGCTAAATTGATCCCAAAACAATTGGAACAAAAAAATGGATTTGTATGAATCAACGGAGCTTTAAAAAAGCTGTTATGAGAATAAACACTGGAAATGCTGAAATTGTGAGAGACTACTATCTTAATCTCGAGGAAGCTTTGTTCGCTTACGGAGAGTATACGATGAAATTTCTCATGGAGAAGTCGGAACAAGAGCAAAGAATACGCGAGTCGCAACTTTCTTTAGCGATGGCTCAATTGGCCATAAAAGATAAAGAAATAGAAAAAGCCGAAGAGAAAGCCTTGGTTGAAGTTGAGGCTAGGCGAAAGGCCGAGTTGAAAGCTCAACGGGTAAACAAGTTTATGCGAAGATCAAGCATAAAAGAAAGGAAACTTGAATGGATCTATATAGCCACTACTAGAAAGTATGCTAAAGAAAGAATTTTTAAACCAGGGTCAACTGATAGGATAAGTAAACGTATTTGTGGTTATGCTACTGGTCACCCTAAAAAAGACTCTTACTTTTACGTTTGGATCAAAAAATGTTACAACGCAAAGGACCTAGATAACCATATTCAGAAAATGTTACATCTGTTCAAGTATAAGGAGAAATCTAGCGATGCCGGAAGACATGAACTTATTCACGGTATAAAGTTGTCAGATTTGGTTGCTATAGTCGATTTTATCTCCGACAACTATGATGCAAACGTAGACTATGTGAATAATTTCATCAAAACAAGATTGGATGAAAGTTTGGACGAAGAGGACCCTGAACCAGTTCCTCTCGATATTAAAAAATTGACCTATCATATTGGTGAACACACAGAGACTATTGATCTTGAAGAAGAGGAAAGTGAGTCTGTCAGAGACGCTTTCGATGATATTCTTCTATCGTTGAAAGAGCAAAGAGAACGTAATGGCGAAACTGTCGTTCTTAGTCGTAAAGAGTTAATGAATCGACTATCATCGACGACTAACACAACCAAAAAAGACTTGTGGAGTCAAATCAAACAACTTAGTGGTTGGACCAGTTCGAAAGCTGAGATCGACGATGGTGACTTTAAGTATAAAATTATCTACTAATTTTTTATACTCGTTTGAGTATAAAAAATATAATATAATCTAATGGACACCTCGACTTTTAGCCACCCCCATTTTATCTTGGGTCAGGTATAATTCATGGTCATTGAAAAGTTCATTTGAATCTATTTTTTAAAAACAATATTCACGGATAAAGTTGTCGGATTTGGTTGCTATAGTCGATTTTATCTCCGAGAATCGACTATCATCGACGACTAACACAACCAAAAAAGATTCGTGGAGTCAAATCAAATAACTTAGTGGTTGGACAGTTCGAAAGCTAAGATCGACGATGGTGGACTTTGAGTATAAAAAATATAATATAATCTAATGGACACCTCGACTTTTAAGAGTCACTCCATTAATCATTTTATCTTGGTTAATTTTGACCATTGTTCCGCCACTTGTTGCCCCAAAGTTGGAAACACCACGATAAGGTCTGTTGTTTGTCAGTTTGACTGTTTGACCACCAAGTTCGTACACGTTTCGATTTGGCCTAAGATTCAAGTTTGAGGTTGTTTGAGCCTCGTAATTTGGAACATTTTTTGAAAGGTGAACATCAGTATTGAGATATTTTTGTTGACTAATTCTTTTCTGGTTAATATGATCCACGTTCGAGACCAATAGAGCATCGTCCAAAATTGGAATAATTCTATGATCGCCGGTGTCCTTTAATTTTCGAACATTTGAATTAACGTCAAAAGCAAGCGCACCAGAATTGACCATGAGACCAATATTCGAAGGTGGTGCTGCGGGACCTTCCTTTTTGAATGAACGTTTTGATTCAGCTGAAACTTTCATCGGGGCCTTGTGTATCTGCTTAAAATATTCAACTGTATCCGGTTCAATTCTTTTGGTTTGATCAACCCTACATTTTTTACTGGTAACACTGGTACACTCTCTTGGCATACGTGATAGTGGCAACAAATCTTCTTGTCTCAAAATTGGTGGTCTGAAAGCTCCTTCATTCATAATTCTGTATGGTAATTTTCCACCACCACCAGCGGTCATGATACCACTCATATTCGAACCAGAGCTGCCACCGTCGACACCCATCAAACCACTGCCGCTATTACCATGATTTGAGTATTGAACTGACACCATTGGATTGTTGCCGCGGGCATATATATTAATCATCTCATTGATCCGACTACCAGAGTCATCGTTCCAATCGAGTAGGTCGTTGTTTTCTCCAACCTTGATAATTCTACGGGTATGGATGCCTGATGGTGGATCTTTGACTATATCAAAATTTCCATTCCAAACTTCAACTGAAGGTAAGGTCGCCTTACCATAACTTGTTAACGCTGAATATGATATCATTTATTTAGTGTGTAATTTTGACCAAATCAAAAATTGAATTTTGAGTGGAAAAATATACCATAAACAATACAGAAGATAAAATGGAAGTGTTAAAGGTTCGTCATATCCTTGATAATATATTGAGCTATCTTAGATGTGGGTGGTTTGCTGAAGACTATTTAAACTTGCTTTTAGCCTTAAATTTGACAGATGAATATGCTCATAGAGAGCTCAAATTGAACAATCCAAATTTTCAACATATAACAAGGGCCTTGTTAGACCACAATTTGAAAAATTTTTCTTTAGGAACTATAAGGTCAAACTTTACCTTATTTTGGCAATCAATTGACTTGGACAAATTTAACGAAGAATTTTTCATTATTAGTCGTAAAATTTAAGTTGTATTGACTATACAAGCCAAAAAACACACAAGCCACAGAAAATTGAACTTCCAGAGATAATTTACGTTAAAATAAAGATGGATATACATTATGGTCCAAGAGACGAATCTTTTACAGATTTATTAAAAAGTATTTTAAAATATGCAGAGTTAGATGAACCATTAATAAAGAAATATGTTAATAGTCAAACTCTACCTTTTTTTAATATGGCTTTTACGAGTAGTAGTGCCGACGAACAGTACAACTATGAACAAATGGGTGACTCAACCATTGGAAAGTTTATTGTATGGAGTTCCTATGAAAAGTTTCCACAGCTTAGAGGTAAGTCTGAAGCTGTGGAAATTGTTGCTCGAATGAAGATTAATTTAGGGTCAAAAGATAACCTTTATCAGATAGCAGAAAATTTGGGGTTTTGGCCTTTTATATCAGCTTCCGAAGAGCTTAAACTTAGAGCAAAAAAAACTTTCAGAAGACGTGTTTGAAGCATTAATTGGAGTAATTGAATTTGTAATCTATGATTATTCTACACCTAACCATAGTCAACCCGGATTGGCATATCAACTGATATATTCAATTTTGTTAAAGTTATTTGAACCATATACTTTGAAAATCGATTACAACACTTTAGTTGATTCAAAAAATCGACTTAAAGGTGTGTTTGACCAATATAAAGACACATTGGGCTCTGAAGCTGTGTACAAGACCGAAAGGGTGGTAAAGAACGATATATGACTCTTCAAATAATTTGCTTGGAGAAGGTGCTGCAGCACTTAAAAAAGACGCCGAAAAGAAGGCTTCTGAAATGGCTATAATTAACCTTGAAAGAAAGGGATTCAAAAAAATAATTCCAAGCTTGTATTCGACCTTTTAAATATAAATTTTTAATGCTCTGCTAGAGCATTAAAAAGTGCAGAAAATTGAAATTTAAATAAGAAAAAAATATTAAAAATAAACATGTATTCTTACCATTATTTTAATTTCATAAAAAATAACCCAGATAAGCCGTGGCATTGGGGGTGGTTATCTCTAAACCCCAATATTACTTTCGATGTTGTACTCAAAAACCCAGATAAGCCGTGGAATTGGGGGTGGTTATCTCTAAACCCCAATATTACTTTCGATGTTGTACTCAAAAACCCAGATAAGCCGTGGGATTGGGAATGTTTATCTCTAAACCCCAATATTACTTTCGATGTTGTACTCAAAAACCCAGATAAACCGTGGGATTGGGAATGTTTATCTCAAAACCCCAATATTACTTTCGATGTTGTACTCAAAAACCCAGATAAGCCGTGGAATTGGGAATGTTTATCTCTAAACCCCAATATTACTTTCGATGTTGTACTCAAAAACCCAGATAAGCCGTGGAATTGGGGGCGGTTATCTCAAAACCCCAATATTACTTTCGATGTTGTACTCAAAAACCCAGATAAGCCGTGGAATTGGGGGCGGTTATCTCAAAACCCCAATATTACTTTCGATGTTGTACTCAAAAACCCAGATAAGCCGTGGAATTGGGGGCGGTTATCTCAAAACCCAATGCCCTTACAAAAAAAACTGTGGGCTGTTGAAAAAATAGAAGACTGGTGGTTAAACAAAATATATAGTCCCGATTCCAATTATGTTTTAGGTGTAATAAAACCACGATTTGAGAAACTTTGTTTCACGATTTTATCAACCACAAAACTTAATTAGAAGGTTTCTAAATTTTTAATGGTACCAAGTACCATTAAAAATTATTTTTTACCCATCACTTTTTGTAACATATCTTATAGATTCAAGCCCATTCAACTTTGATTTAATGTCTCTTATATCATTGGAGTTTTCGACCATAAGTCGTGTATATTCTTTACTTTCTTCCATTAGTTGTAAATCTTTTTTTCCCAGTTCTTCGACTGCTACACTGAAAAATTGGAATTTTTTCGGCGTAGAAAATAAACGCGGTGAAGTTCTCCCATTAAAAAGAATAAAATTTATCTATGGAGCTTTCAAAAATTTTTGAAAAAATAGGATAAATTTTTTAATTGTGGTCAAATTAACCATAAATCCAAAAAATGGATTAATTTGAGAATTTTTATTTTATGGTTATATTTGACCAAAAACATTTAAAATGCCTCAATTTGCACATTGACCCAAGGGGGTACCCTTCCCAAAAAATGAAAATTTTTCTAAAAAAAAATTTAAAATAAACAATGACGTCTAAAGTTATAAACGACCCAAAAATCAAATATAGTGTCAAGAACGATATACAACATGTCTTGGATTGTTCCGATGTGTATATTGGAGATACTGGATCAAATATGCGGAAAGAATTTGTGTTCTCCGACGAACACAACAAGATTATCAGTCAAAACGTTGATGTACCAGAAACTTTGATTAGAATTTTTGTCGAAGTATTGACTAATGCAGTTGACAATGTCGAAAGAAGCAAAGATATTATTGCATGTAAGAATATCAAGGTCAATTTAAACCTTGAAACGGGAATAACAAGCGTGTGGAATGATGGCTGTGTTATACCAATAATTCAAAACAAAAAACAAAACAATAATAATGGTTTGAGTAAAGAAGAATTTAAGTTGTTATCCGAGGAAGAAAGAAGTACCATTAAAAAATTTAATGAACTCTACATTCACTCGTTGATTTTTGGGCAATTCAGATCCAGCTCAAATTATGGCAACGAAGAGGTCAGAGAAGTGTCTGGTAAAAATGGGGTAGGAGTCAAATGTACCAACATCTTTTCTTCTTATTTTTGTGTGACTGGGGTTGACCCCGACCAAAAATTAAAGCTAACCCAAGAATGGACAAACAACATGACAAAGACCACTGAACCTAAAATTCGATCTTGTTCAACTAATGGTTACACCGAAGTTAAATACATACCAGATTTTAAAAGGTTCAAGTTAACCAAATATCCACCGGAAATGTATGGATTGTTGAAAAAAATGGTAATCGATATAAGCTCTCTTCTACCAGAAATAAATGTCTACTTTAATGGTGAAAAATTACCTATCAAAAATTTAAACTCGTTAAGTCGACTTTATTACGATGACGATTTTGCATCTGCTTACAGTTTGACCATAAAATACAAAGGATCAGACGTGGTCATAGTTGGATCTGAAACAAGTGGGGTTTCTCAACCCGTTTCTTTTGTTAATGGTCAAATTACATCCGCTGGAGGTCAACACGTTCAAAGTTGGACCAAGACAATATTTTCAGCCTTGTTGGAAGCATTAAACAAGTCGTCAAAAAAAGATAAAACCAAGGAAATAAAATTGACAAAAGGCGACATTGCACCATATTTTCAATTTTTCATTCATTCAAGGGTAAACAAGCCTAAATTTGATGGTCAAAATAAAAATTTCTTAAAAAGCCCAAAGGTTGAATCAAGCCTCGAAAAAGCTCAATTAAATAAAATTTTGAAATGGCCCGTCATAACCTTAATCAAGGACAAAGTTCTGAGATCGAAAGAATTTTCCGCTCTGAAAAAGATGGAAGCGCCAAAGCGTAAAACCATTATCAAAGTTGATGGTTACGATCCATCAAACAAAATGGGTACCGAAAGCATTTTAATTGTATGTGAAGGACTTTCGGCAAAATCATACGCGGTAGCTGGGATACAAACGGGGATATTTGGAAAAAAGGGACGTAATCACTTTGGTATACTCCCACTACGCGGAAAATTTCTCAATGTCAAAAATGTCAGTTTGGCCAAAATTGGAGCGAATAAGGTTGTTTCTGACCTTATAAAAGTATTTAATTTAAAATTTGACACAGATTACTCACAACCACAAAATTATAAAACATTGAATTATGGTACACTTTTGATCCTAACAGATGCCGATAAAGATGGTATTCATATTAAAGGACTTATACTCAACTTTCTCCACGAATTATTTCCAACTCTTTTCAAAAAAGAAGGGTTCATTGTAAGCATGGAAACGCCAATCGTCAAAGTTTTCCAGAAAAAAGGTAAAGACGACCTTTTATTTTACGATGAAAATACATTTGAGGATTATCGACGCGATCACAGCAAACTCAAGAATTTCAAATATTACAAGGGTTTAGGGTCTATCGACACCAAAGACGTATCCGAATTTTTTGGAAAGAAGTTGGTGAAATATTCGTTCGACAATAAGGCTGAACAATCCATAAATAAAGTTTTCAAAGACGAAAATGCCAACGATCGAAAAAAGTGGTTAAACAACTTTAATCCACGAGTTTCAAACTATTGTTTGGATCTGTTACCAGAGCTGAAGGAAAAAACAAAGGACGGCACAACCATAAAATTGATAAATGCAAAAATAAGTGATTTTATGGAGCATGAGATGATTAAATTTTCCTATGAAGATTGTAAAAGAAGTTTAGGTGGTTGTATCGATGGTTTGAAAGAGTCTCAGCGCAAGGTCATTTATGCCATACGAAAAAAATTCAAGAAACAAACGGACTTTATAAAAGTGGCTCAACTCAGTGGCTATGTCGCCGAACAAACCGATTATAAACATGGTGAACAGAACCTATGTGAGACGATAATAAAATTTGCTCAAGATTTTGTCGGTGGTAACAACATTGCTTTACTTGAACCAAGCGGGCAATTTGGAACCAGGCTTGAAGGTGGTAAAGACTCGTCTGCTTCAAGGTACATTCATACCAAACCTGATAAAATTTTAAAATATATTTTTAGGGAAGAAGATGACCCTGTATTAGAATATTCAGCTGAAGGTGAACCAGTAACCTTTGTTCCAATTCTTCCTTTAATTTTAATTAATGGTTCAATTGGTATTGGAACTGGATGGTCATGTTTTATACCCCAATACAACCCAATTGAGTTGGTGGAATACATCCATAAAAAACTTTCTGGGCTAGAAATGGAACCTCTTGACCTTAATCCTTACTATAAAAATTTTAAAGGAAAAATTAAACCATACGACGAGGAAAAAACAAAATTTACAACTTATGGTAAAATGAAGCGTATAGATGATGAAACAATTCAAGTGACTGAATTACCCATTGGAATGTGGACAGATAAATTTAAAGATCAATGTTACTCTCTGATTGAAAAAGGTGTCATGAGCCAATTGATTAATGAAAGTACTACGGATAAGGTCAACTTTACCTTAAAAAATGTTCAAGACACCACAGATATAAAATTGACTTCAACACTCCACACTACAAATATGGTTCTTTTTAACCATGAAAATGTTATAACAAAATATCATACCATAAACGACATCTTTGAAGAGTACTTTAAAACACGCTTGCATTTTTATGAGCTGCGCAAAGACCATATTTTGGCAAAATTGAAAGATAGCGTTGATCTAAACGAAAATAAGCTCAAGTTTATCCTTAAAGTTGTCAACAATGAAAATTTTTTAAAACAAGAAGACGAAGCTATAATTGACCTTTTGAACGAAGAACACTTTCTAAAGGTTGACAACACCTTTAATTATCTTTTGAATATTCCAGTCAGAGGATGCACATTAAATGCTGTAAAGGTTCTCAGATCCACAATTTCAAAATTAAAAGAAGAACTTGTCGAGCTTGCAAAACTGACCACAAACCAGATGTGGTTAAAAGAATTGGATGAGTTAAGGGCACACCTTTAACCCGTTCGATGTGGAGATGCAAAGCGATGGTGATCACAGTAAAAGTGCCACAAGTGGCACATATAAATTTTTTATGCCTTTCAGGCATAAAAAAATAAAAATTGAAATAAGTTTTTATAATTGAGGTCATAATATGGTTCATATCAAGTTGAATCTCAATTAACTCAAGCTATGGAACAACTAGCCATAAAAGAAAAATCTGAAGAAGAGTTAAGAAACAAACTTGTTAGGGCTGAACGTAAGGCCATCAGAGTCAACAAATTTATGAAGAGAATAACCATTAAAGAAAGATGGAATGGATCTACATAGCCACAAACGACTTCTACGCTTTGGAGAGGTTGTGGAAGGTTGGATCAACCATACGTTTAAGTAGTCGTATTGGCGGGTACCACACTGGGAAAGATTTAAAGGTGGACAATGCCTTGAGAAAATACTCAAATTGAAAATTATTTCAAAATCTTATCATATCTATTTGTTGTTGAAAACATCCATAAACTCGTCACCAACGTTCACATCAATCATCAACAAATTTGTCACAAAAAGAATGGTCAACTATGCCATATCAGACAATAATTCGTTTATTCTGAACTTGGTTTTGAGTCAATTGGTCAAAAAATTGTCTGTACTTGAACTGAATAAAGTCATATCACGATTTTTATCTTCAAAAAATGGAATACCCCTCAAAAATCCGTGTCGCCGTGTTTTGATTAAATATTATCAGGCTTCACTTGAACCTAAAATGAAATGTATTCGAATTTAAATCTTTTATGCCTTTTAGGCATAAAAGAGCTTAAAATTTATTGTTCGTGATATCTGGTCATAAAGTTGAAATATATAGGCTCGTATTCTCGTCGATTTCGAGGGCGCATGATATTGGCTAACATATCTTCTCTATGGCCTTGAAGATCCCTAAATTCCGCAATACCACAGTCGTCGCAATCTAAAGGTTGTTGTGGACCACAAGTTCCTGTTGATCGTCTAAAGTCATAATGCGTGTTGTTCATGGGGTCGATATATATGGCTCCAAGAGCCTTTGTATTTTTTGGGAACAACGGTGAGAAAAATGGGTTTGTCATCTCTGGGTCAACATAGTATTGTATTTGGCCTGGTAGGTCTTCTCGAAAGTAGTAAATCGACTTGTACCGATTGATATCTGAATTTTTATCGTAGATGGCCCAATAGTCTTTTATTTGAGAGTTCATTGGGACAGAGTCCAAACACATACGAACCGCTTTTTGTGCGTCTAGTGTAGTCGAATCTTTGGAAATCCAACCGATATTTGACTTGTCGTTGCATACTCGTCCCACTTTTTGACCGCCATCACACAAACCAGTGTTACAAATCATACCAACAGATTTTAACTTGTTTATGGGTAAGAATCCATCATCTTTCAAATAATTTAAATCATTGATAAGAAAAGGTTCTCCTGAAGCTTTAATATTTTTCAACACGTGAATATCGTGAAAAGACATGTCTTCTTTTATTAACTCTTTTAACCCGTTCGAAGATGGAACGACATTTATCAAATATGACTGTCCAAGCCAAACAAACAAGAATATTTTGGCAACCAACTTTAAATTTTTAAACTTCAATTGAAGTTTAAAAATCGTCATAAAGTTTATTTTATCATGGTCTATTTAAACCCTGATAATGTAACTTGGGGAACGACGAACTGAACGTCTTGGAGAACGACGAACTGAACGTCTTGGGGATCGTCGGGTCGAACGCCTTGGAGAAGAACGACGATAGCTTGGGCTATGATGGCGACGAGGAGACTTTGAACGTCTTGGAGAACGTCTTGGGGAACAACGAATCTTGTTTCCCGCTTTTTTACGATAACATACAACGTGAGGCATATTTATTATCTGGGAAAATATAAATAAATTTTCAGCAAAAATTCTACAGATAATTTTTTATCGTGGTTTGTCCAAAATCCACAAAAAAATACCAGTAGTTTTAACTGCAACCCTCGTATCTCATGGTAACTTTGCGGCAATATAAATCCAAATCTGTTATAGTCAAATCATCCTTAAATGTTTCGAATATTTCATTCCATATTTTTGGTAAATTTGGCCTTAAATATTGAATCAAATTCAATCGATTCTCGTGATCGTTTGATTTCACCATTAACTCTTCTAGCAATTTATCTTTAATGGATTCTGGTGAATTTGCAACCAGATTATTGACTTTGTTTGAAAATATGGCGTAAATTTCATCTTCAAAAGAAATTGTGATGCCGAGGTTCCCCATTTCAAACCCACTGAAGATATTGATTAGTCTCGTCAGATATCCCTGTGAACAAGTATCATACATATCAATTAATTCCTGTTCTAACCTCATTAACAACTGATTTTTCAAGTCCATTTGACGCGAATCCACAATTAACCATACATTTTCAATAATTTCTTTTAAGCTTAAGTTGAACTTTGAAAATTTCAAAAAATTATAATTAAAAATACGGTTAAGAGAACCTTCAATTTTTATAAATTCTGCATGATGTTGAAATTTAGACAATAAAATTTCATAAAGATTTAATGGGCATATCTTGCCTTTATTTTCTTTCAAAAAACATTCAACCGTTTTATTGACGCTTGTCACCACACTTGATAAATGAACATTTTCAGGGTTATTTGTATACGCTAAATCAGGTAAAATATTTTTGAGGATATCTTGAACCTTGGTCTTAATATTTTGTGTTCCTTTCAAATAAAGGATATCACATGCCTCGAGTTTCAAATTTAAATCGGTCGACTCGTTTTCGATAATGTGGAACAAATTGTCCTTGAAAATGTTTTCTTCCTCAAAAATTATTTGTAAAAATAAAAGGTTATTTTTGACCGTCAAAACATTGTTGTATCGTGTAAATATAAAGGTACACAAATCCATAAAATAAATTTCGTTTTTGAACTTTGTGGTCAAAGACAATATTTTTTTGAAAGGCGAATCTTTGGTTCTGTGAACTCTGAAATTCTTGAATGCAATAACTATTATATTTGACAAATAATTGTGGATATTTATATCCTTAAAAATTGTTTTAAACATAACAAGGTGTTCTTCAAACATCAACCAATACTCGTCAGAGTCAAAGGCGTTTTTGAGCATAAGAAATAGAACATTGGAAAACGATCGTTGAATTAAATGTTTATTTTTTGAGGTCAATTTACAGGACAAAATATACAACAATTCTTGTTTCAAATAAAGGTTCAGGCGACAATCAAATATGCACACGCGAATAAAAAATTTTTCCAATTTTTTAATCCCAGATAACCTGTAAATGTCCATTAATCTTTTGATTGTTTCAAATTGGAGAGAAGTATCCATCTTTTGCAACAGTTTATATCTATGGCTATTTTCAAGGTTTAAATCGAAAATATCCGAGGAATCATAATTTGTAGTCATTTATTTGCGACAAAATTCTCAGAGAATAAAGTAATTGAAAAATATGGAACAAAACTATCTTAATTTGGTTAAAGAATGTATCGAACATGGGGACTACAGGGTTGATAGGACCAAGGTCGGCACCTATTCTTTGTTTGGAAAACAATTGGAATTTGATTTAAGTGGTGGTTATATACCATTATTAACAACCAAAAAAATATCACACACCAACATCCTGAAAGAGCTTTTATGGATTATTAAAGGTTTAACCGACTCTACTCTTTTAAATGAAAATGGGGTAAAAGTTTGGAACGAGAATGGCAGTCGAAGCTTTTTAGATTCGTGTGGATTTTTGAACGAAAAGAAGGTGATTTAGGCCCTATATATGGATTTCAATGGAGACATGCGGGAGCTGAATATATTGACTCTGATACAGATTACACTGGCCAAGGATATGACCAGTTGAGTCAAATTATTCAGACTTTGAGAGACAATCAAACTTGTCGAAGAATAATTATCAACAGTTGGAATGTACCACAATTGAAAGAAATGGCTTTACCACCGTGTCACTGTTTTGTCCAATTTTATGTTCGAAAAGGACAATACCTGGATTGTCAGTTGTATCAAAGATCAGCTGATTTGGGGTTGGGGGTACCATACAACATTGCAAGTTATTCATTTTTAATGCTTGTCTTGAGTAAATGGACCAATACCACCCCGGGAAAATTTATTCATACATTTGGGGATGTGCACGTGTATTCTAACCACGTTGAACCATTAAAACTTCAATTGACCAGAAAACCGTTTAAATTTCCACTATGTGATTTTGTGGGTAATTTTACCTTGAAAGATTTGGATAGCAAAACTTTGAAAGAATGTTGCGATATGTGGTGTGACAGTTTCAAAATAAAAGATTATACCTTTCATTCAACCATTAAAATGGAGATGGCAATTTAACTCGAATCGTCTTTATTGAGACCATTGTCAAATCTTTGGATTGATCAGATTCCAAAAATCTACGATTGTCTCTCAAAATCTGAAAGTTGCGACCGTCAGATTTTGAAATCCTAGAAAAAATTTTTTTAAATCTAAAAGTTTTTCAAAAAGTGGATGAATTTAAAGTTTTGAGAACCACAATTTTCAACTATTTTTAAACCAAATAGTTTGTGGTTAAGCGTTTGCCCGTAGGGCTTCAAAGCATACTTGTGATCACCACACCTGGGGTTAGAATTTGTTATAACGATATCTTTTATGGTTGATTTTAACGCAACAACATTCAAAGTGTCATATCCAAACGTGTATCGATTGTACACTGTGAAGATTTTTTGTTCATCATTTGATGACTTGGTAAATTGACCATTTGAGTGCGTAAAGTCCAAATTGCTCTCGTTAATCGACTTTACGAGTTCGTTTATGTAGTCTTTTGAGTTGTCTCCGTGAAGGAGAGTGCCGTGGTGGAACATGTTAACGTTGTAGCACTTTTTGGCCAAAAACACATGTCGGGGTCTCTTTTTTTAAATATTTTGAGTTTATAGTCACCTTTCAGGATAACTTTTTGATTAGGATGATTGTCGATCAAAAATGTTGCAGCACTCATTTTTATATACTAATAAATTAAAAAATCTGATCTAATAAATGGAAGACAACATTAATTTGAACGAAATCTATATACATGATTCAAAATTGTTTAAAGCCAAAAATTTGAAAAGCTTTATAAAGAACCATAAAATTCAAGAACATGATATGGTTAAACTTAAGGGCAACAAAATTGGTATTAAACGAAGTTGGATTAAAAAAAATATACCTTCTTTTAACCTTAAATTGGAAGAAATGAGCGACCCGGAAAGTATCAATTATTTTGAGGTTGGACCGGCTTTAGAAAAATATGGATGTAAAACATTCAATCCAATCAGTCTTAACCTTGATTCAACCACTGTAAAATATTTTATCAAAGAAGATAAGAGAACGCCATATTTTACCCGAAAGGGTTTAATCAAAATTATGGTTTTGTTTAACGCTTTGCAAGAAAATATTTTCGATTGGATGTATGAATTAAATAATGGTTGTTTGCAATCCCAAACAAATAATTTGTTGAACGTGTCAGAAATGGTTAATTTAAACCATACTCCAATTGTAAAACAAGTTGGTGGAGAGGCGGTTCTGTCCAACCACATTTATAATGTCAACAATCAAGACATTATCGTTGATTTTAAAAGAATCGGCGACCTTAAAAAAGAACCAAATTTAAAACTTGTTCTTGAAGACTACAAATGTCCATTATATTCCCAGATGCAATTGAATTTTGAAAAATCTTTACATGAGGCAGAAGCCAACTTTAACAATAAACTTAAAGAATTGAAGCAGGAAAAGGTTATTCAACACCTTCAACAAGAGCTGGATAAAGAAAAAAGTCTCAAGGATCAAGTTTTATCCCTAACTCAATCTTTTATGCCAATGTCCATGATTAATGGTGATATTAAACCATCTCCATCGCCTTATATTTCAAATAATTCCCCAGCAAAGACTCTGAGTAAACTTAAACCATCAAAAATTCAATAAATTTTCACTTATAAATAAATTGAATTTAAAGAACAAATAAACCATAAAATAAACATGGTATATACAATAACTATTGATGGACCTATTGGAGCAGGTAAGTCGTCTCTCATCTCTCAGTTGAAAGATGATTTTACATGCTTCCAAGAACCAGTTGAAGAGTGGTCGCTTCTTCAAAGTTTTTATAGTGACATGCCTGCCTATGCGGCTCCATTTCAATTTCAAGTTTTATTTTCTTTTCATAAGATGTATTCTTCCTTTAAAAATGTCAAAGATAAAGTTATTTTGGAAAGGTGTCCTTGGTCCTCGAAAAATATTTTTACCAACATGTTAGTTGATGGTGGTTATATCAAACCAGAAGAATACAACTTATATTGCAATTTTTATGATAAGATTGCTTTCACCACAGATTTGTACATCTATCTAAAGGTTGACACGGACATTGCTTATCAAAGAATTTTAAATCGAGATCGTGCTGCAGAAAGATCATTAAAATTTGAATACTTGGAAATTTTAAACAACAGATATAATGAAGCTATCAAAACCTTAAAAAATGTCAAAATTGTTGATGCCAACCGACCATTAGCAGATGTCAAATTGGAAGTGATGAATATGTTGAGTCGTGATTAATTTAACCATAAAAGTCTTTTTATACCTGAAAGGTATAAAAAGAACCAAAAAATTTACTGTTGTTTCTCCCGGGCGTTGGAAAGTTCTGCGGCCAATTCCAATATTGTTTTTTTAGGCTCCTTTGAAACCATTATTTCTTTGGGTTGAGTATGAGTTGTTTCTTCTGTTCTTTGAGTCTTTTCGACTTGTTGAGCATGGTCAACCTGTTGTTGAACAAAGATATTGAACCACTCAAACGCGTTGTCTCCAGTGTATAAAGAAATTTCGTCGTTCGACAGGACCACAATAGTTGGCACACCCGAAAATTTTTTTGTAATCACATTTCGTATAACATTGTTATCAATGTTCATAAATTTTATACTCAATTTATCCATAATATTTGAATTATTAATTTGTTGAAGTAATGCTTTGCAATTACCAGAATAATTACTGTAAAAAACAGTGATGAATGTATCCATTGAATTTGGGTTGTTGGTGGACATCGTGATTTTGTGTTTATTATATAATAAATGCAAATAATGACTCAAGATTTTGAAGCAAGCAATCCTATTGGATCTGAAAGGGTTAAAAAAGCACCCTATTCAATTTTAGCTCCGATGAGAATAAAGGCTGCATCAGCCATAATAAACAACAACAAAAATCAAATGCTACTACTTTCTATGCTTCGAGACAGATTGTTTTACGTTTCTCACCCTTCGCTTTCAACCTTGGAATGCTCTATAAATTTGAAAACAAAGAAGGAAATTGAACCACAAATATTTTTTGAACAAACTGTTGAAGAAATATTGAAATTGGCCAATTTCAACCTAAAACAAATTGAAGTAAAAAATAAAACATTTTCGCTTTTGTTTAAGGACGCTGCAGCCATGAAATTGTTGAATATAATTTTTAAAGACCAACAGGACCATCCTTTGTACCCAATTTATTTGAATTGGATAGAGGGTTCGGAATGGATGTCACGTATGTAGTGCCAGTCAAACTACAGCAAAATGCAGAAAATTGAATTTTTGTCTTGAAAAAATACCTAAATAAACACGTTAATATACAATGGCACTCATTATGGAAATTATGAAAACTATCGCTCAACCAATTGGTGAGTTGGCAGTATGGCTTGAAGAGACCTATCAAGTCGACGTCAGCGAAACCGTTGCAAAGTGGCATGAATTGACTGGAATGAACATCACTGTCAAAGAAGGAGAAGTAGCACACGACGAAGTCCAATCATTGAATGTTGATTCGACCAAGAGTCCCAAATCAAACAAAAAAATCCCCAAGACTAAAGACGTATGTCAACACGTTTTTCAAAGTGGTCAAAGAGTGGGAGAACAATGCGTTACCAAACCAAAAGGTGGGGCAACCTATTGTAGCGCTCACAAGCCCAAAGACAGTGTAAAATCGGTTAAAGGTGTCAAAGTACCTAAGAAAAAAGAAGTAAAGAAGGAAATTGACTCTGAATTTGAAAGTGACGAAGAAGCCCCAAAGGTACAAGCAGTAAAGGTTGTTAAAAAGCCTAAGAAAACAAGTGGAGACACTGATATGTCTGAAGATTCTGATGGTGAGCTTATACCACGAGAAGAAAAGGTTGAAAAATTGGCTGCTAAAAAAGCAGCTGAAGAAAAGGCTGCAGTAGCCACAAAAAAAGTTAAAAAGGCCTTCCACCATTCTGACGATGAACTAACAGAATCAGAACCAGAAACACCAGTTAAACCTCTTTTGAAAAAAAAATCTCAAAAAGGTGCAACTAAACCAAAAGCCAAACAATATGACACTGACGACGAAACATTGGATAAAAATTTGAACTTGAGTGATAATGAATAAATATAACCTTTTTAACCATAATTTTTTAATGCCCAAAGGGCATTAAAAAATGAATATTTTGACCTTAAATTAATAAATAAATACACGTCATGACTACCATAGTTGAAACTATAACAACAAATGTTGTTGTCACACGTAAGGTAAAATTTACCTTAAAACCAATAATTATTATTTTTGAAGACGATGAAGATAGAAAGGGGTCATGGGAATTATTTGCCGTGGATAGGGATCGTTTTAACCGAAGAATACAATGCGTTGAAAGTAAAATTGGGTGGTGCTTTGAACCAAATCATCGAAAAAAAATATTTAATTTACTTTTCTAAAGTTTAAAAAATATTTAACATCGCCGATATAAAAAATTGGATTTTATTATGGTAAATAACACTATAATAAAATATTTACTGTGACTACTAAAATTGGTTATATCTATGCTATCGAGAACAATTTCGATAGTTCGACTTATATTGGTCTAACGACGAAGACTATTAAAGAACGATTTGCTCAACATCTGCAAGGTCGTCTAGAGCCACCTGCATCTTGCATCTCTTTATGGCTAAACATAGTCCAGAAAACTTTACTATTAGAGAGCTTCGTAGGGTTGAATACCATTCAATCATAGAACTTCAATTGATCGAAGAAGAGTGTATTAGGGACTTTGGCGACCTTAATACTACGTATAACTCTCGATCTTATGAGATGGCGGGTTTGACCTTGAACCGAGTTATTAAAGAACGTACACCAAAAGAGAGGCCAATTGTGGTTTCTAAAGTGCCATCCCGAGAAGATGTTATGGAGATAGCTTGTGAGGCTGAAGAGTACCCTAATAAGAAAATCAGTTTAGATAAATTTATTGGTTTGTTTATACCAGAAGAAGAAAACTATGGTACTATACTCGATAATATGACTATCGAAGGTAAAATCCATCTAAATAAATGTCTCTCGATTTTAAGGCTAATCCAAACTCTAAAACTCTATACAATAGAATTAAGGAGCCTTTAAAGGCTAAAAATGTTCAATTCAGTGGAAATAATATAGATCTTGAAGAGTCTGAGATAACAGAAGAAGAACTTATGGTGGAAATGAAGGTCATAAACGATTCTAAACGAAAAGTCTAGAAAATATCAAATTTTAATGCTTATTTTAAGCATTAAAATACTTAAAATTAATTTATATAACCAAACTGTTTAAGCTTTAGTTGTAAAAATGGTCCAATATCGTTTAACTTTATGGTGTAAGGAACCTCAATCAAATTTATTCCATTTTCTTGGCACATTCGTCTTTTAAGTTCATCTCTGTATTTTTGGTTAGTTGAAGCTTCCACATTGCGATGGAAAAATGATGTATAATTGTAGTGTTGTTGACCATTATATTCTACTCCTAATTTTAAGGTTGAGTTGAAGCAATCAAGTTCCAAGTTATTGCCAGTAACAGGGTTTCTTAAAAAGTCGGGTCTAGCCTTTGGGAACGGCACTTGAAGTATGGTTTCCAAACACCTTCGACATTCAATTTCACCTCTTGATTCGGTCTTTGTTTCTGGTGGCGGTTGGCCACCACGATACATATAAATATTTTTTGTATTCAAATTCTTGCCCCATTTACCCTTTTGTTTGGTCAACTTTCGATGTGCGAGGACAATAACCATTATTCCAAAACATCCAAATATTAAGGCATACAGGTACCAACTATCATCAAAATCAAAATTAAACCAATTTTTATGCTTTTTTTTAACCTTGGATGTACGATGATCTTCGTGGAATGGTGAAGGGGACTTAATTTTTTCAGACATCTTTATTAACTCTCTCTAGCTCGTCGCGAAACGATGTGCAAAGCAGTTTATCCACAAACTATTTGGTTTAAAAGTTGTTGAAAATTGTGGTTCTTAAAACTTTAAACTCATCCACTTTTTGAAAAACTTTTAATTTTAAAAAATTTTTTCTAGGATTTCAAAATCTGACGATCGCAACTTTCAGATTTTGAGAGACAATCGTAGATTTTTGGAATCTGCTAAAATTCGGATGATCGCAAATTCTACGATTGTCTCTCAATTTTGGTCGTCAACTTTCAAATTTCAGGATTTCAAAAAATTCAGATTTTTGAAAATTTAATGGTTAAAAATATTGGTCCCTTTTAGTTTATGGATGAAAATTTACTTTGTGGATAAACGGCAAAGTTCCTAAAGTTTGAGAAGTCGTATCGAAATTTTCATCATGTTTTGAAAGTAAAAGTTAAGTACAAAAGTTAAAAGTATGTTACAACCTAAATGCAGAAAATTGATTCATTTTAGTCTAAAATAGTTAAAATAATAAATACTACAATGGCCACAAAAATGTCAATGTCAAGAGGAGGAGAAGACTCTATTGTTGGATTCAACAAGAAAGTCGCAAACTATACATCGTATGATTCTGAAGATGATTATTCCGGCGATGAAGATTTCTATGATCATTATGAACCATACGAAGAAGAATTTGATAATGGTGACTATCAACCATTCAATGCCGAGGACGAAGAAAAAGAGTACAAGGCTCGTATTTCACCTTCTTTTATCAAGGTAGTCAAGCCTATTTTTTTGAATAGTCCGACCAAGAGCGCTGAAAAGTCTCCCATCAAATCTCCAACATGGTGGGATAAGAACAAGCCTATTGAAGAATCAAAGCGTATGATCAATGGGGTTCTGAATTATGCTCTTCTTTTACCACCACCGACTCCTAAACCTGTGGTAGTTCCACAACAAGTTAAGAAGTCGAAAAAAAATAAAAAAGGAAAGGATACAACAACCAAACAACCAACCGTGAAAAATAATGATTCAACGGTACCATCAAAACCCGCTCCAAAAATCCCATACTTCAAAGACCCTAATGCGACTCCAGAAGTCCAAAAACCCACTCGATTCTGTCTATCAATCATCAAAAAAACAAAATGTTTCCATAAAGCTCAATGTCGATTTGCTCATGATTATGCGGACCTTAAAGAATGCAACTTTGGAGAAAAATGTAAAAAAATAAAAGTGGTAACTCGCAACCCAGATTCGACAGTTGAAATGGTTAATAAAAATGAGGCTGGTTGCAACTTTAAACATGCAAACGAATCGAAAAATTCTTATTTGAAGAGGGTTCCACAACAACATACCTCACCCAGAAAATAAAAAATTATCCTTGTTTCTCGCCTTAACCTGTCATACCTCCCTTATTCCCTTTTATACCCAATGGGTATAAAAGGAAAAATGAAAAATTGAGAATAAAATATAAATAAATAAGATGAAACTCACCTTAAAAAATTTTAGATGTTATACCCATCAAACTTTCGAGTTCACCGATGATGATGTTACTCTCGTTAGTGGACCAAGTGGTCATGGAAAAACAACAATATTATTAGCCATACAATTTGCATTGTATGGCTCTGTTAACCACAAATATCTCGTTTCGCATAATAAGATCGGTTGTGAAGTGATTTTGATTTATAAAAATTTTAAGATCAAACGAACCAAACGTCCAAATATTTTAAATGTTGAAATGAACGGTAAAAATTATGAAGACAAAGAAGCACAAATTGTTTTAAATAAATATTTTGGGGTCACAAATTCTTCTATTTTTTTTATGGATCTTTCACATCTTGAAAAAATGGAATTTTTGGAAAAAATTGTCAACGCAAATTGTGATGTCAAGGAGCTTAAAAACAAAATAAAAATTGAACTAACAAATTTAAACAAAGAACTGGCCATACTTGATGGTCAAATTTCAAATACCGAATCTATGATGGATATCATCCAAAAACCAGAAAAAGTTGAAAAACCAGAACCCGATAATTTTTTTGATGAATCTTCAGGTTTACAAGAACTTTCGAAAGATGACTTGATTTTAGAGAAGAATCAGACCATTATTCAACTCGATTTGAAAAATAGCGACGAAACAAAATACAATAGATTAATGGTTGAAACGCGTGTTATACAAGAGGAAATAGATTCTTTGGGTTATTTTGACCCTGATATTCACAATCAAATAAAAATTGTTTCCAAAGAGTTGGACTCACTAAAGGTCCAAAATAACCAAATGGAAAAAAAACGTGATAAAATGCTCGTAGTCGAAGAAAGTTTAAAAGAATTGAAAAATTTTGAACATATTGATGATGCACATCTCCATATTCTTGACCAACAGTTGAAAACAATAGATGAAAAAATTGAGTATTGTGTAAGGTATGAAGAGGCACAAAAATTAAACCTTTTAAAAAAGGAATACCTGAAAGCTTTGGAATTGGAACGCGAGGAATGGCACCATAAAACCGAACAACTTCAAAACAAATTAAACAAGTTGAATATCGTGGACAAATCAATCTTAAATAATCTATCATTATTTGAACAAATTCAACAAAAATTTCAGGCTGCTCAACACTTTAATTTGAAAAATAATTTGGATCAAATTGAAGCTGAAATAGAAGCATTAAAAATGAAATTTCTAAAAAGTTTCAAATGCGGCAATTGTGACCATAAACTGATCATAAATATGGATACTTTTGAACTTGTTCAGACCACAAAAGACAATCAAGAAAAACTCGACACAAAGTGTGATTTCACCATTAAAACCAAGCTTCAAAAATTGGAAAATTTAAAGGATAAACTCGACTCTAACAACGTATTTTTGAATGAAATCAACATTGAAGAAATTATGGATAAAATCACTTTAATCAACGCTTTTAACAATACAACAACCGAGTTAAAGCAATTGGGTTCTTTTAAACCTTCAATATCGTTGAAAAATATAGAAAGGAAAATTGTGACGATCGACAGTTGTGAAGTGGAAGAAGAAAACCATGAAGTCGGTGATCTGAATACTTTGAAAGATGAAAGGAGAGATTTGACCATACAACGTAATGAAATATCTCAACAATTAAAGATTAAAAAGAACCTTTTAAAGAAAACAGAAATAATGGAATATTATGATTCTTCGATCCATAAATCAATAATAGACTCAATTGAAAGTCATGCTGAAGCATTAAAATTGAAAACGTTCGAATTGGAAAAATATAAAACTTCGGGGAGACTTCAAACCAAATTGGAATTGTTGAATTTTAACCTCGATAAACTTCAACATGATCCTTTAAT